TAAGTGATTTTAATCAATCCACCATGTCCTCTATATCCGTAACAGCAACTACCACCACAAGATGTTGATGAAGGACCGCCTACACCAGGTAGTGTAGCATTACAACCAGAAGCAAACGCCCATGGAGTAGTTCCTTGACAGAAAGTACCGTCATTGATACAAGCATTTCCTTTGACGTTGGAAATCATGTGTCCACCGTCATGATCAAATAAACGTGGTGGATAAGCCATTCCCATCTTCGCCCAGCAGTTGCTGGATGTATTGTAAATTCTGAAAAATCCTGGATGTCCTTTAATGTTCTCATCACCGCCATAGGCGTTAGGACCATCAGTAGCAGGATCGTATCCACCACAACCTGTCCAATAAACTCTATCTAGACATCTGAATTGAGTGTCCCAGTATGCATAACAGCAAGTCTTGCCAGGTAGTCCACCGTCTGCACAGAAGTTACTACCAATGGCACTCTGTGCAGAACTGTTCTTACCACAGATATATGTTTTGCAACCTTGAATACCAACACAACACTGTGAGCAGCAAGTGGGTTCTGCAACCTTCAGGAAGAAACACCAACCACCCATGTCACCATAACCATCTGCACTGGTGATAGTTTTTCTGGAATAAGAACCAGATCCACCAGGCATACCCTGTTGGCAACAGCAAGCGCCACCACCAGATCCGCCACCACCCCAAATCTCGAAAGTAGCTTGTGTAGTACCACATGGCATACACCAATACTCTTGGCAATAACTGCGATAACTACTATCGCAATTTAAGTTACAGTAAGGTGCGAAGTTATACACCTTACCATCTCTAATTTTTTCGTAACTGCCGTATTGCCCAGCAGTTTCTAGAACAGTGGAATCGAATTCCTTTCCTAGGAGACCTCGTAAATTTGCCATTAGTTTATACCTTGCAGAACCATGTAACTTTAACTAGACCTGCAGCGCCTTCAGAGGAGCAACAGCAACCACCACCGAAGGTGTCGGAGGAGAATCCACCATGACCAGGAGGACCGTTTCTGAAGCAATCAGAAGAGAGACCACCGTTGTTACCTGCCAACCAATTAGTTTCAGTTCTACCGCAAGTAGCCATAGAATGGTGTCTTTGGTGATTGAATGTACCAAACTTACCATCTAGGTAAGGAGAAGTTGGTGAGGAGTGTTTCATCATACACCAGTTACCACACTCTTGGCAGTCCATCTGGTTGTATGAACCAACGTTCCCCCAGTATTCGCGACCAAACTCACAAGCAGCGTCACGATTAGTACGTGATTCACTGTATTGACCAGCAGACTTATCACACTGCCATCTGCAATGTGGCTGACCTGTCTGCCAGTTCATTCTGAAGCGACAACCCCATCTAGAGGAACCACCACCGAAGCAGCAAGAATAACCGTGACAACCACCGCAAGCGCAGAAGTTATCAAGTCCAGGACCGACAACATATGATTTGCAACCATCAAAACCACCGCTGGCAGGGTATCTACAAGTAATAGTACCAGCACACATTACATAGCAACAATTGTCTAATTGGTTTACACCTTGTTGATCAGCACAAACAGTGTACTTATTGTATTGACCAGAATAACCATTGACACCAGACATACAGCAGCATGAACCGCCGCCGCCTCCGCCGCCGCCCCAGATTTCAAACTGTACCTTACAGACACAGCAACTAGGAACACACCAGTTATATGTTGCCCAATTATAATTGTGACTACTCTCGTAGTACCAGCAATGTCCACCACGCCAGTAGATCTGGTGAGCGTTTTGTGGACCGTAATACGTTGCTACTGGAATGCCATCTGTCGATGCAACATCCAGTAGATCTCTTAAACTAGACATCTGTCAATACCTCCCTATTAGTATTAGTTAGAAAGGATCGACCAACCGTAAGAAGATCCAGTGTAGATTAGTTCAAGTGATGCATTCTTAATGTCAAAATCTAGGTCTTCTGCCAGGTTGGCAATTTTATTACCGTTTCTAGCGATAACTGCTTTTGTTGTTCCACACTGACCAGCGGCGTCAATTAGATTGACACGATCACCTGCAGATGGATTAGCAGGAAGAGTAAGTGTAAGTTCTGTACCAGCTACAGTGTCAATCAGAAGAATTTCTCCTGAAAGAATACTGTGATCTGCTGTAATTGCTACTGTGTATCTTTGTGAGATAACTTGTGATAGGTTGCGTCCCATTGTTCTTATAACTCCTTTGGATTATTTATCAAGCCTCTTCTTCTACGCCATACGCCGAAACGCTGACGTTCGCGGTATCAGAAAGTACCACGAGGTTTTTGGTTGATTGCAACGCAATACCAGTTCTCTCCAGAATTCCGTATCCTGCAATTTCTGCATTATACTCAATGTATTCTGCACCAGTTGGAGTTCCAGTAGCAGAAATAGCAACACGAACGCTAACTGCTGTAGCGTTGGTGTTGACGATGTTGAAGTTTACGTATGCAACAGTTGCTGCAGGGACTGTGTAAACTGTAGTTAGTGTGTTAGCTGAAAGGGAAGCTTGTGTCCCCAGGATGCCAGAAGCCATGTTGATTACTCCTTAAATGTTCCGAATGTCGTAGTTTATCTGTAATATTTATAAAGTGGGGATCACATTGCTCCCGCCCAGAAAGTGAAGCCTTTCGTCTTCGTTTTAGTATCAACGTAAGTCTTAACTGCCTTCTGTGTAGGAACTTTAGCGTTGCTATTAGCGGACAGTGTAACGTCGCTGGAGAATTCATCAATTGATTCACCAATTTGAGCACCGATAGAACCGAGTCTCAAGGATGATAGACCAGAAAGATCGAAGGAAGATGCATTCAAGGTTGTGCTACCAGTTGACTGGTTAACCTTAAAGTAACGACCAACGGTAAAGTTACCATCTTGGTCAGTTGAAACGTAGAATACACGACCTGGGAAATCTTCAGTAACTTCGTTGCCAGGTGCAGGTGCCGAAAGTGGCAGACCAGGCCAGTTAGTTTGTGTCTTATTACCAGTACCGATATCTAGGAAGTCATGACCAGTTAGTCTAACTTGTGAATAAAGATATCTAACTCTAGTTAGTTGACGATCGTAAGATGGTGTTGGTTTTGTTTCTGCAAGAACAATGGTAACAGTACCAGTTGTAATTGTTGCAGATGTAGCAACTTGCATAAACTCACTGTCAATCTTGATATAATCTGCTGATAGAGTACCAGTTGCACTCTCAACCAAGATGATTGTATCACTAGCAGTAAGATCTCTAGCAGTTGTAGTTTGGGAAGGAACCTTAATTTGAAGTGCTCTAACAGTTATACCAGATGTATGTGTGGAAGCAGAAGTTCCTTCTACTCCTCTAACAACAGTAACTGATGTTGCAGTTGGGAAAGCAACAACTTCCATCATTTCGTTTCCGATAATGATATAACCACCAGTGTTAATACCAGTAATAGAAGAAACTTGAATAGTTACATCTGCTGCACTACTAATAGGTGCAGATAGAGATGTTGCAGTACCAGTTTGATATCTAGTAATCGTGCTCAAACCGTCATGAGTTGCAGCAGCAGAACCTAGAAGTGCTCTAGTTACTGTTAGTTCGCCACGACCAGATGGTGCGTTATAAGAAGAGTTTGCAACAACATATGTGAATTGATCAGCACCAGCACCACCAGGACCAGTTACATATTCAATCGAACCACCTGGATCTGGAGCAGCAGTCATGCCGCCAAGAACAAAGGTAAATCCGTTTTGTCCTTTCTGTGCATCGGAGTTGTTGACCAGAGTTGCCGTTGCTCCTGATGTTTGACCAGTAACAACTTCGTTCTGAACGAATGTTCCCTTGAGAGGACGGAATAGAATCTTATCTGCAGAAGGTTGGAAGCTAGTAACTTCACCAACAGCACCAGACGTACCACCGATCATCTGCTCATCTTTCTCAAAAGATGTACCAGCAGAAAGTGTGGTCAGATCATAGTTCAGTTCTAGACCATCGACAAATCCGTCGAGGGTAGTTTCATTTTCGTTGAAACCAGAAGATACAATAGCATAAGTACCCCAGGAAGAGTTACCTGCAAGAGATCTGATTCTACCACCTCTAGTGGAGCAGTAAGAAACGTGACAGTAGTATGTGAAACAGGATACAATTTCAGCAGCGCCGTTATTTGTAATCCAGAAACCTACACCACCGTTCTCGTGGATGTTAGTCCAGGAGTCAAAAACGATTGACTTGTTAGAAGGAGTTCCAGTTCCGTCATACTTGTTATGAACACTACCATCAACGATAGCACCAACACCAGTCTGGGAGAACGCAGAACACTGCGAAACGTAAGGAGACTTGGTAATTGGGGAGTTAGGGTTGAGTCTTACAAATACACCCTCAATCGTTGCGGTGTTAAGATCTTTTGGATCAGATGCTGAAGGAACAAATCCTGCCATACCGTCCATAACCAAATCCTTAAGCATGGATCTGTTAGACAGGTAGAACAACGTTGAGTTCTGATTAAGGATTGGTGCAACCTGATTGATTACAACATCATTAGTGCCAGCCTCGAAAGTATCCGAAACTGTCCAGTCACCACCAGTAATAGGCATGATATCAATAGTACCACCACCATCTTTAACATCGATGATTTGTGCAGTCTTATCGCCAGCACCGTTGGTGCATGTTTCGCCAATAACTCTTAAAGCAGCATCAGGAACTGTAGCTAGTGTCAGTTTCTGTGTAGAAGAATTTGCACCAACGTTTGGTTTGATAACAGTAGTTCTCATGTTATCACCAATGATCGAGATATTCTCGGGAACGAACATTGGTAGAGTTTCGTTATACGTACCTGCCTTAACGTAAATAGTTGCAGGACCAGTAACGTTATCTAGAGCGTAACGTAGTGAACCAAATGACTTGGTAATATTCTCGCCACTGTTTAGATCACTGCCATTGACAGTAACATAGTAAACAGGATCGGTTGCATTACTTTTTTCCCAAGCAGGATAACCGTTAGAATCAACTGTCAGAACTTGACCGCTGGCTCCAATAGGTAGTCTGGCAGCACCAGAACCCGAAATATAAAGAACATCACCAGCATCTGTCAAGACGTTGGATTGAGCTCCTTGAGTCAGGGAGTTCCAATAGTCTCCATTAACGTCTGTCTCTGGGGTATTGTTAGTAGACTCGGCAACACAGATGTAAGAGTTAGACGCTCTGGAGATTGCATCACCAGGCTGATATGTTTCTGTCGAACTCCAAACACCTCTCCAGGTGAAACCACCAACAACGAAGTCCCAATCAGCAGAAGCAGCTGATGGTGTAGAGTTGGTATTAGTTGTTTTAGCAACGTATGAGTTACCACCAAGTAGTACAACGTCACCAGGTTTGTATGCTGTGGTATTGCTCCATGTACCTACAACTTTAAAACCAGTTGTTAGAATTTCCCAACTAGCGCCAAGGTTGTTTGGTGCAGCACCTGTAGAAGTAGTAAGGGCAACATAAGAGTAACCACCAAAGGTTACAATGTCACCAGATTGATACTCGGTATTAGTGTCCCAGGAATCTTCAAACTTAAGTCCATTGACATAAGAAATGAAATTTGCTGAAGCGAATGTACCGCTAGAGGTGTGGGCAACGGTTACACGGTATTGATCGTTACCGTACTTTACGATATCGTTTAATTTGTAGAAGGTTGCATCTGCCCAATCTCCACGATTGTAAATGCCTTCGGTATGGACTTGCCATCTAGCGCCATCGCCCGAATACCACTGCGCTTCGTTTGATACCGACGTATGGTTGGAAACACAAACATAGGTGTTTGCGCCAAACTTTACGATATCATCGATAACGTATGCAGTTGCGACTGTCCAGTCGCCCCTCCAATTAAACTTAAGTCTGCCTAATCTGAAATCTGCCATGTTTATGCTGCCTTATTATTTGGGTCCTTCGGTGGAATAATCATAATTTTCATTGAAACGAATTACAAAGTATCCGTCATCATCAACAAAATAGCTAATCTTACGACTATCAAATCTATACTGTTGGTATTTATCTTGCGGATTATTTGAATATGACTTCTCTTCTGTAGTTTCTTCTACGTAGTCATACGCACCAGTTGCAATATCAAGATAGGAACTTCCATCTAAACGAAAGAAATCACCTGTCTCGTCATCAATACTTCTAATTTTAGTGTAACGTAGCATTCCATCAGCATCCCTACGTAAAGCATGGATACTAAAGTCGTTGCCTAGGGTGTAATTATTGGAAGATACAGATGTTCCCCCACCACCTTGTTGTTGATAGCTGTCGCTAATAAACATTGTCATACAATTACTCTCCAGTAGTTACCGTCCCAAATTAGTTGCACTCTCGCTCCTTTCAAGTCAAATACTAAAGGACTGGAAACAACTCCAAATGTATTTTGGAATTGTCTGCCAATTGGATCGACGATTGTTACATTATTTGTATCCCATGAAAAATTAATATCAATGAACTCCAACGTGTCCCCTGATTTAGGAACCAATTGATTGTTATATAGAGGCAAGGTTAGAGTTAGTGGTCCTCCTGATGTGTCTACGAGATATCGAAGACTTGTTCCGAGTGTAACACTTGTGTTTAAATACTCCCACCTTGCACGAAAAACATCAAATCCACCATTAGTTGTCCCATCATGGACAACCGCCATATTTTTATCAGTATCAATTGTTAACTCACCTTGCGCTCCCGCAAAATGAGCATGTTCGGCAGTAGTACCACGCCTAAATTGTACCTGGGTAGTCATTAAAATTAATTTAGGATACCGAGGTTATTTATATCATTAAATAATCCATCCGTATGTACGAGCTGGCGCAACATCAATCTTGACAGTTGCTGCGCTGCCAGTGATAAGGATATGAACGTCTGGTCTGTGCTGGAGTAGTGGGAAGTATCTGGAATGTACTCTGACATTGATGGATCCAGTACCAAAGATACGTAGAGAAATGCCGATGATGGTATCGACATTGACTTTGATTTGACCTGATCCTTCGTATCCGAAAGAGCGAAGAACTTTCGCTTCGCCATCGGTTGCAATTTCTGTGCCTTCTTCTGGTGGGTTGGCAGTTGTTCTCTCGTCTGCGATACCCGAGAGTTGAACTTCTGCCAGACCAGGGTAAGGTGCTCTGACAAATGCAACCGTTGATGCACCAGAAGTTTTGATTTCTGCTTCGCCAACATATGCCTTGGTGATAGCAGGCTTGACCTGACCGAGGAAGTCGAAGATTGCGACGTTCTCGTAAGTAATTGTTCTGGATTCTGCTGCACTCTCGAATGCATATAGATCTCCAGATCCAGTAAATACTCTGGATCTTGGAGTTTCTGCACGACCAGCAATGTTGACATCTGCAAGCAGACTTGGTACATAAGCAACTCTTTCTGCTGCTCCAGAGAACGAGAAGATAGAACCAAAGAAAGTTTCTGCATTGGCAATTCTTTCGACTGCTTCTCCAGAAAGGGTGAAGAGAACTTGTTCTCCAACATAGTCGTATGCAACTTTCTCTTCGCTCGTAACGAAACTGAATAGGTTGCCTTCGCCAACGTGGGAGAGGGTGATGACAATATTTGCTTCGCCAGTAATATCGTATAGACCCTCTGCTGGTGGTGCAACTGCTCTGGATTCTGCTGCACCGTTGAGTGCAAAGAGAGAACCAGTTCCAACGTAAGCACGAGTAGAACGTAAAGTTGCAATACCAGTTGCAGAGAATAGAAGCTGTCTCTCCAGAGGATTGACAGTAAGGGATTCTGCTGCACCAGAGAATGTACCAATGTGGATCTGACCGATGTAGTCTCTTGCAGATCTTTCGACGCCAACACCACTGATAGTTGCAGTACCTTCTCCTGCAGGAGGAACAGCGACAACATGAACTGTAACTGGTTCTGCAAATAGTGCCAGTTCGACTCTCTTGACTTCCGATACTGCAGAAGCAATTGTTGCACGACCAGTGAAGGAGAAGAGTGCATCTTTCTCCAGTGGGTTGAACGTAACAGACTCGGCAGCACCAGAGAATGTACCGATGAGGACACGTACAACCTCGTCTCTTGCGACACGCTCGACTGCAGTACCACTGACAGGAATGACACCTTCGACATTCCAGTTCGGAGTGAACCTGATATCTGCTGCTTCTGGGTAGATTCTGATCTGACCAGTACCAACAAACGCATTGGTTCTTCTTTCTGCAGCGATGCCAGTAACATCGAAGAGCAGATCTTTTTCCAGAGGATTGAAGGTAGCTGCTTCTGCAGCACCAGAAAGAGTTGCAATGTTGCCATCGCCAATAAAGTCTCTTGCTCTTGTGGTAGCAGCAACACCACTAATCTTGGATAGAGTCTGTGGTTGCTCTGCAAAGGTGAGGAGTGCGCGACCTGCAGATCCTCTGAACTTGAAGAGGGAACCAAAGAAGATCTCTCTGAATGTTGCTTTCTCTTCCGCAAGACCAGTAACATTGAGATGAGCGGTGAACTCTGGAAGTCTCTTGGTAATAGACTCGGAAGTGAATCCATTGGAGAAGATGGCACCAGTTCCGAGATATGCATCGGTTTGTCTTTCGACTGCTGTGCCACGAGTAGCGATGCGAACTGTTGGTTGTTCTGCAAATGTACGTAGAGGAACAACACCTTCTCCAGAGAGAATAATATGTGTTGTAATATCTGGAGGATTGAATCCAGTTGCTTCGACTGCAGATCCACGGAAGAGAATGTCTCCTTCTCTGACTGGAGGAATCTTGAATGTGATGGATTCTGAAGTGAATCCTCCAGAGAACAGAGTACCGAATCCACCATATACATCGACAAATCTTTCGTCTGCAATACCACTGACAGGAACAACCCCGAATGGTTGTTCTGCAAATGTACGTAGAGGAGTAGCAATCTCGCCCTGAAGCTTGATCTCTGTTCCTTTGACTTGAGGTGCTGCAGCAAATCTTTCTCCTGCAACTCCACCCATGGAGAACAGAAGTTGTCTCTCCAGAGGATTGACAGTAAGGGATTCTGCTGCACCAGACAGTGCTGCGATTCGACCAAAACCAACATAACTGGGAACAAATCTTTCTCCACCCTGACCAGAGATTGTTGCAGTACCAAATGGTTGCTCTGCAAACGTGAGGATCTCTGGTTCGGTTGTTCCAGATACAGAAAGAAGAGCAAATCCAGAGTATGCAATCGTTGCCCTGACTGATCCACGACCAGTAAAGTCGAACAGAGTAAAGAATGGATCTGGACTTGCTGTTCTGGATTCTGCAGCGCCGATAAGAACAGAGAGTGAACCAGAACCATTGAAGTTCGGGATGAATCTCTCGGCAGCGTTGCCGCTGACCTTGATAAGATTTCTCTTCTCCTCTGCAACAGCAACTGCTTCGACTGCACCAGATAGTCCAAACAGTGAACCAGATCCATCGTATGCTGCAGTTGCTTTCTCTGCTGCTGTTCCAACAAAGTCAAACAGACCGAATAGATCATCTGGACTTGCAGTAACTGCTTCTGCAGCTCCTGACAACGTAGAGATAAATCCAGATCCAGCGTAGGATGGTAAGTATTTCTGACCAGCAATGCCACGTAGAACGATAGTGTTCTCTTGGAATCCTGCGAATGCAACTGCAGAAGATGCTCGACCATCCAATCTGATGGTGCCGCCACCATTGAAATTGGGGGTATAACTTGTTGCAGCGAATCCAACAAAGTCGAATAGACCAGTAAGATCGTCTGGACTGAATGTTGCAGATTCTGCTGCACCACCAGTGTTGAATAGAACACCACTTCCACTGTGGACGTTGGGAAGACGAATTGCAGCTTCGCCACCAAGTTTGAGAGTTGGTTTGGTAAGAACTGCGATATGACGCAGATTGATGACAACCTTGACTCCACCTGAAAGTCCAGAGAACTTGAACAGATGACCCATTGGGTAGATCGATCTCTCGTATTGAGGATCGATGATTGTGCCATAATCTTCTGTTGCATCTGGAAGATTGTTTGCACCAGGAAGACCAGCGAGATTAGCAGTCTCGATGAATCCATAATCAATGAAGTCTCCACCACCACTCTCGACCAGATCAAAGAGTTTGTCATCCTTGTAGTCTTCAATGACTTTGGATGCATGGTTAGCAATGACCCAAGAATCAATGACAGGCGAAGCAACAAATCCGTAATCTACATCAACGTAGAGATCGGTAGAAGATTGGTTATAGCTGTATGTTCTTCTATCGTCAGCGTTGGAGAATCCGAACAGATTTCCACGAGCAGGAGGATTGACTGCTGCACGTTCGACCAGTTGACCGAAGATGGATATGTCACCAGATCCATTCCAGTTAGGAACGAATGCAACAGATGCAGATCCACTGACTTGTAGATTTGTTGTAATATCTGGTGGGTTAGCACCAAAGACTTCAGCAGCACCGTTAACTGCATATAGAGTTCCAGTGGATTGATATCCAAAGGCGCGTCTCTCGTCAGAGGATACGAAGTTGAATAGATCACCAGAACCATTGAATGTCTTGGTGACGCTATCTGCAACCTCGCCAGTAACATCGATGAATATATCAGAAGTCCACTTGGGTGGAACGCTGACGATAGTAGCGACATTAATCTTGATGTCACCAGAACCAATATGAGTACGTGTTCTGGATGTTGCTGCTTCACCTTCAACCAGGAAGTCTCCCATCGCATAGCGGGAGATGGATTCCATGATGGAACCATAATCTTCTCTAACAGTCTCGGGAGCATCTTCGCCATCGAGAAGAATGAATCCGTAATTCAGATAAGATCCAGAAGTAGAACCACTTTCTACTAGATCAATAATTCTGTCGTCCTTGCGACTCTCAATTGTTTCATTAGCAATAGATTGAATCGTAATAGATTCAATTGGAGTATCTGCAACGGAACCGTAGTTACGATATTCAAAGATATCATTGGATGTACTACTGTAATGATACGCAACTGCCTCGTCAGCAGTCTCGAAGTTGAATAGAGTTCCAGATCCTTTATAATGATCGGTCTGTCTCTCAACTAATGTACCCGTGAGAGTGGCAATACCACTACCATTCCAGTTAGGCGTGAAGCTGACCCTAGCAGCGCCTGTAAGGGGTAGTAACGCTGTAGAGTCAGGATAGTCAGCACCAACCGATTCAGAAGCACCAGAGATGGCATAGAGGGCACCAGAACCATTGTATGCATATGCTCTCCTGTCTTCTGCATTGTTGAGGTTGAATAGTACGCCTTCTCCAACAAAGCTTCTTGCACGAGGTGTATCACCTTTACCACTAACTTCAATTTGGATATTAGCAATCCATCTTGGTTTGGTTCTACCACGACCTTCAACGAATGCAAATAGACTACCAGTTCCAATATGAGTACGTGTTCGAGCAGATGCTGCTTCGCCCTCAAACAAGAAGTCTCCCATTGCATAACGGGAAATAGATTCCATGATGGAACCATAATCTTCTCTGACAGTTTCTGGAGAATCCTCGCCATTGAGGAGAATGAAACCAGAATCTAGGAACTGACCGACACTAGATCCAGCAACAATTAGATCAATAATTCGTTCGTCTTTACGACTCTCAATAGTCTCATTAGCAATAGACTGGATCGTAATAGAATTGATCGGTGTATCAGCGACCGATCCATAATTGCGATAGTTGAATATCGCATTAGATGTGCTGCTGTAGTGATATGCAACTGCCTCGTTAGCAGTCTCGAAGTTGAATAGAGTTCCAGAACCTTGATAGTGATCAGTCTGTCTCTCGACTGATGCACCTGTAAGAGTTGCAACACCTGTACCATTCCAGTTAGGTGTGAAGCTGACCCCAGCAACGCCTGCAATAGGCAGCAACGCTGTAGAGTCAGGATAGTCAGCACCAACCGATTCGGAAGCACCAGAGATGGCATAGAGGGCACCTGAACCTCTGTATACATATGCTCTGCGATCTTCGCCGTTGTTGAAGCTGAATAGATTGCCTGAACCTTTGTGGAGAAGACTGAAGTTTGTCTTCGCAACACCAGAGATTCCAATCTGAACATAGGCAATCCATCTTGGTTTGGTTCTACCAATACCTTCCCCAAACGAGAACAGTACACCTGAACCAATAAAGTTGGGAGTGAATACTTGCTTGGCAGTACCACCGATTGGGAACAGACCGAATGGATAATCTGTCTGATTGGTAAGAATCTGACCCCAGTCGAGTCCGACAGTAGAGGGAGTCTGCTCACCGTCAGTGAGAATAGTACCGAAGTCTAGGAATGCACCAGAAACAGATCCAGATACAACTAGATCAATAATCCTTTCGTTTGCACGACTTTGGATTGTATCATTAGCAATCGATTGGATCGTAATCGAATCAATTGGTGATTCTGCAACCGATCCAAAGTTCTCATAGGTAAAGAAATCGATGCTGGAATTGTTGTAATCCCAGGTAACTGCTTCGTCTAGAGACGACAGTCCGAATAGTGTTCCACTACCAACGTAGTCGAACGTTCTAGAAATATCTGTAGTGCTGAAGCTGAATAGGACACCAGAACCAACCCAGTTGGGTCTGAAGCTGACACTAGCATTACCACCAACATTGAATAGATCATTGCGTTGATCTCCAACACCGACTCTAGTGTCAAATGTTATTCCTGCGAGACCATAATGATCGAATTGATATGTACCAGTCCAATTTCGCTGCGATACTTTTATATCTGCACCAGCAGTTTGGTAGTCTGTATAATTTGGTTCGAGATTAAAAGTTTTGGTTGTAAGAGTGTGGTCACTAGTATTCCCACCATAAGAAATCCTAGTGAGAATACTTTGGTTGGAATCTGCTTTATGAACCTCTATGAGAAGATCTTCGCCATTGTCGGGTTGTTCTCCACCATTGCTTCCACTTCCCTTGATGATGTGGAAGTGAAGTCTAACAACATTAGTGAGATCTACATCATAATATCTAACTCTTCTCTCATCACTGAAACCATCATCCAGATCGGGATCATTTATTGTACCGAATCTAACATGAGGTCCAATAGCAAATCCGCCTTCCCTTCCCGTACCAGTTCCACTCGCTGGAATAAATTCTGTAGCACGATATACTGGGTTGTACGTGCTGTGAAGTTCGGCAGCACTTACGTAAATAGGTGCAATGCGTGTATAATCGGGATCCTCTGGGAATACCTTAACGACCGCCTCACCAGCAAAGCTACCGCTGAATAAGGTGCCGAATACATTCCAGTTAGGAGCATACGCAATTTTAGTGTCACTACGAAGGGGTAGTAGTCCCTCCGTAGCAATCGCAGGTACATAATGAGTGTTGGCAGTGCTGGATACTCGCAGCGTACCCGAACCGATCCATGGGGCATCCAGTCTGTAAGTAGATCCTCCGAACTCCCAGACGGTTCCAGAACCAACCCACGTCTTGATAACAGACCATGTAGTGAGAGAATGGAAGTGTGTTCTTCCCATCGTCTCGATGTTTGAAGTATCGGTAACAAGACCCCAATCGTCTTGTGCTACTGCCTCTACTTCTAAAATGCTACCATAATCAAATTGACTGACGACTCCGCCGTCTTCTGTCAGGTTGATTATTTGATCATCTTTATAGTCTTGAATGATTTTGTTTGCATGGTCTGCAATTACCCAGTATGCTAGACCTATTGAACCAAAATCTAATTTAATAAACTCGTTTAGTACCGACGCTGTATAGCTGTAAGAAATTACCCCCAGTGCTTCATAAGCAACAAACTGGGGCATTCTTCCAGTACCAGCGTAGGAGAATACCATAAACTACAGACAAGTTAAAAAAATAGGGGGATCGCCAGTGAAGCAATCCCCCCATAATGTAGAACCCAATTTGAGTATATCAGTCGAGGCTGACGTTCAGGGTGACTTTGATTTGGTCACCAGCATTTTGAATCGCGTATGGACCATTCGTGAATCTTTCAGCGAAGAAGATTGCGCTGTAAAGAGTTAGTGAACCAGTGCCGTTTAGTGCCTTGGTTGTAGTGAAGGTGTTAGCATCAATTACATCGAATACGGTGTAGGTGCTAGCAGTTGTGGTGCTGTTACCAGTACCCTGGTCGATATAGACGGCATCGCCTTTGACGAGACCGTGACCAGTTGCAGTTACCTTACTGAAGTCAAATTCAACTTCGTCATTGCTGTTAGACGGCTGAATGTTATCAATCAGTGCGTTGTTCAGATAAACAGTGACTGTTCCGTCTGTCAAAGAACCATCAACGTATACCTGATGATCGATACCAGTGATGATAGTTGCAGCGTCGATGCCATTAGGAGCACCGCCAACAACACCAGCAGTACCAGTCTGTGAGACTGACATGCCGACAGTTAGATCTTCACCGACTTCTGCTTGGAATACACCGTTACCAGAAGCAGCACCAGTGAGTGCCTTGTCTAGATAAACAGTGGTTCCTGCGATACCAGCAATTCTTGCGCCAGTAGCAATACCAGTACCAGTTAGTCTCTGACCAACTGCAAGACCTGCAGTAGAACCAACAGTTACGGAGAACTCACCAGAAGTACCAGTGATGGTAGTGGTGTTAGAAACAGCAGCAAGAACGAAATAGTCATTGCCGATAGTACCACGGATACCAGTCTTACTGATAGTTGTTCCAGCGGCTGCAGTGCCTGCATCGAGAACACCGTGAATGGTGGTAGGCATGTTGTTAGCACGAACAAGCATGTAACCATAAACATCACCAGCAGCACCATCAAACGTGAAGGTTTGCTCGGGGTAAGAAGCAGTCGTTCTGCCAGCACCAAAATCTAGGTTTTGGTTGGAGAATGTACCAGTGTTCTTGACGCTCAATAGGAGAGTTAGACCGTCGATATCGACGACATATGCACCAGTACCAACGTCGCCGCCAGTTACGTAGTCGCCTTTTTTAATACCAGTATTTGAAGCAACGGTGACTGTGTACTCGTCAGTAGTACCAGAACCAGCGACAGCAGCAACTGCAGCAGCTTGTAGGGTCTCGATTGTCCAACGAGTTCCGTTCAGCAGAATTCCATACTGGTTAGAATAATCCTGATCAGTTCTATTATTTTCAACTTGATGATACCCTGTGGTGGGTCCAGAACCATAACCCAACGTATTGTTGTTGGTGTAGGGCTCGTAATATCTTGTCTGCGAAGGGGTGTCGCTTTCAGCTGGATATGTATTTGTTGTGAACAACTTCAGAATTAAGTTTCTAGGAATCTCCTGATTGTAATTCAGTAGATTACGTAGAGAATCAATTTCACCGTTGTCGGTTACTAGCAGTGCCATGTAAACTCTCCGTGTTTATCTCTCGATTTATTGTTATTTATATCGTATACTATTTATAGTTTCAATTTCAATGAGACCATGCATCGTGAGATGTTGATCGAATAATTCACTTTGAATTGAAAAATATCTCCTGCATTCACGGTAGTGTTCCAGGTAGACAGGCTGTCATCTTTATTTTTTCTAGCCGTGCTATTATTTATGATTCCTAATGTGGGACGTTCAGTACCACAAATAGATTGAAAATTGGGGAAGTCAGAAAAACTACATTTTTCAATATCAACTTCAATGTTTCCTTCGCTATCAGCAAGGATAGTCCAGGACTCAATGATTCCAGTAACGTCAACTGTCATGGTTCCTTTAGGACCATTCCCCATAGGAAAGGAACCACTGTCTATGACATAGTTAAGAGTTCTGGTTAGATCTGCTGTAGTAGCATATGCCACTCCAAAGAACTGTACACCTGCAGTTGGTGGTGTACTGAAAACAATCTGATCGTTGGAAACAATGTAATCAACTCCAGGTGATAAAACAACATCACCTACAGAAATCATTATCTGTTCTTCGTTTAATGGAGTATATGCTTCTCCATTGACGATTAGATTGAATGTATCTTGAGTTCCATCAAATTGAGATGCCAGTGATTCAATCAGAAGATTAGAATTCTGTACTGACTTCGATGGAATTTGGTAGTTTACGTCAAGCTTATGCTGTGCTGGTAATTGCTTGCCAACACGATATGCATTGTTTCCAACCCTGACGTTATACTGTGCCATCAGGAAACTCCAGGACTTACTTCTGCATTACCCATAATCACTCTAGTTTTGTAATCATTTGGATCAATGAGAATAATGTCATAGACATATCTTCTACGATCCAATGCTAGAGTTTCAGTATCTGTTAATGTGAGAGCAATTTCTCCTGTAGTTCTGTTGACAAAATCTAAAGTAAATGGAACCGAAGTTGATGCAGAATAACTTTTCTTCATCACAGCAGAACCAGTGTACCCTGACATGTTTAGCGGGGTTCCGTCTTTATTAGTGATGAAAAAGGTGACTGCAAAGTCTGCTCCTTTATCAATCAGTATGTTGACTGGTATCGCTGCCATCTGTACCCTTTTCTAGTATGTTAAGTGCTTCTAACCCGCCTTCTAGTTTAGTGCGATATTCACGCAACTTGACAAGTTCTTCCTCACCTCGCCTAATTTTAAGATCGTAATCAGCAAACTGTTTTTCAAATTCAGCTCGCAATTGTGTATTATCCATCAAAATATAACAAGTATTTTTATTTATGTCATATCAGGTAGGTCCATGCGATGACGACCTACAGCACTATTCACTCTTGGATACATCCCACCTGCAACTGGTCTTTTGCTATTATGTTTGATTCTGTGTACAAATGGATGACTGTCTTGATCTTGTGGATCAAAGTATGCTCGTAGATGTGTAGTGCCTGTTAATTCTGTATATGTAAAACCACCATTACCATTATTGCCACTAGAAATAACACAGTTTCCAAAAGAAATTTCATTAGATAAAGATGCGCCACCTGCACTAGGTGCATTCGACCAACTAAATCCAACACCACCCGATGCTATACCTCTACATTTATTTGATGCTTTTGATAATAGTATTGATTTAGTCTGATCAGGAGTTGGCCAAGCATTGTTATACCAGAAGTATTCTTCCATGACTAGTGCTGCCTTTCCCACCACAGTTGGAGTAGCACAACTTGTACCAGAGAACATTCCCCACTTATAAGTTCCATATGTGGAACTAGGATACGAAGTCCATGTGTTAGCACCAAGACCTACAATATCAATTCCTGGTCCTCTATTTGAATATCCATCTAAACCAGGATAGTCTTGTGAGTTATAACCAGCAGCAACATCAATATTACTCTCTACACCATGTGGACCATATGATATAAATGGATACCATGTGGTTGTACTGGATGTGCTTTCCGAGTTAGAACTACCATAAGCAATGTTGATAATAGAGTAATTTGAACCAGCATCAATATCTATACTTGTAGCAGTTTTAGTATTCTCTTTGTTAAAAGTTCCGCCGTTATTACCAGCTGCATTAATGCAAACAATGCCATTACTCCAAGCACTGTCTAATGCAGATTTTAAAGAACTATAATCAAATTGTGATGGCATCACAACCATCCAAGAATAACTTGTAGTTGTTGGATTATATACTTTGAAGGGTATAATGTTTTCTTTTACAAATTCAGAAAAGTCTGATCCCCAAGTTCCTGGTCTAGTTACCGTTGTTCCATCTGCTTTATTAATTTGGGATACACTGTCAATAGGAATTGCATGTCTTCTATCACGTAAGTATTGATACTCTGCAATTAGAATAGTTGGGTTAGGAACACCTGTCTCTGGATTATTTGGTTTTGCGTTATGCCAATCAATAGCAGCTTGAATACACTCTGTAGGGCTGTCACCCGATACCAAATACATTGCATAAAGATTTGCTTTCTTTGCAAATCCACAAATAGTTCCACCAGCAGCACTCAATACACCCATGCCATGATTAGTTAATCCACTATTACCGCCTTCGTTAGTTGTAACTTGGTTATTAGCATCTGCTTCTAGATCAGGCCAATCCATTGGAATGAATCTAGATGATGTTCTAGTAGTCCAAGTAACAGTACCGTTATCAGTACCTGCGTTATCTACGCTACCGTCAGTGATGTTGTTGCCACCATCAGCATCTCTGATCATAAATGGATGACTAGAAGCAGTTACATTAAAGATTAAAACATCTCCTTCCTGGATAGAAATAGGTGGATTGCTTCCATTGATAGCACCATTTCTATCATTACCAACTAAAGTATAAATTCCACTTCCACCAAAACTTACAGTAAAAGTATAGGTATTTCTAGTCCCATCAGCAGGATCTACTGTGATGGTATTCTTCATATTTGAGTGTGCCTGACACTGATACCAATATGGATCTACTCTTGCATGAGAGTCATCTTCAGAAGATAACTTTTGAAAATCTGGATGTGTATCATGTGTGCCTGTATTACTTGCCCAATCTCCACCACTACCAGATTCTAGAGTAACGATGTCAACATGCTTTCCAGTCCATCTAGACTTATATGTGTATGCTCCTTGAGTAGAGAAACTATCATCATCTCTTCCTACAGTAAAAACCTCTCCACCACCGTCTAATGGTACAAGTTGATTACTGTCATAAAGAAATTGTACAGGAGCGTTGTCTTCTCCATTACCAGTAGGAGATCTATAAGAAGAACTTGTACTAGATGTATACCACTTCGACATCTCCTCTACTGATGGAGCAACGGAAGCTTCAAAATCTTCTGGAATTTCTGTTGCCTGAACTACACTAGAATGCGAACGGAATGTTGTTATATAATCCTCTTCAACATTCATGACGATTAGCTTGGGCATACTGCCCAACATATTCCACCAATCCGCTTCCGTGTCGGCATCAAAACTATCTACGAATTCTTGCTTGTCAGTTCCTTCTACAAGAATGACATCCAATAATAGCTTCGCCATTTTACGCCTCTAGTTGTGTTACCGTTAGCTCTACGTCGATACCTTGTGTAGATCCACTTTTATTTACAACTTTCAAGTACACGTTTGTACTTGGGGTGGCATCATCATTATATCCAATCAATGCTGGAGTAAACAATACAGTTTCAGCAGATGATTGTGTAATCACTTCTGCAATTACGCCACTACCAGGAGCAGGATCTTGGGTGATAACTCTACTAGCATCGGCAGTTCTAGTAGCGGAACTAACATACAAAGTTACCCATGCTGGTTGAGATACTTCAACTTTATATAATGCATATCCTTTGTATGCAGTAATCGTAATATTTTCTGATGCACCATCGGAATGCGAACCACTAGTGGAAGCATTAAAAGTTTGCCTACTTCCTAGACTAGTACCTCCGCCGCCGCCACCTCCACCGCCACCAGCGGCAGTGATGACACCATTAGCATCAATGTTAACTGTAGAACCATCTACCTTAACACCACCCAATACTGTGGTACTTGCTGTGGGTAATTGGAATGTATCCAGGGTTCCGCCACTGGATCTCCAGCTGGTTCCATTCCAGATCCAGGTTAACCCACCATCGGTATGTGTGAATGAACCGTCTGTGGGTTGTCCAGCGGTATCTGGGAATAAGATTGCCATTGCTTAAGATCTCTCCGTTTAGTTATTTATTTCAAATTTCAGTAACAAATAACTGACTTGTTTCTGCTACAGTTCTAGTACCAGAAACATTCAGTGTTAGAGATAATTGATAAGTGACATTATCTCCAGTATCCAATCCATGCAAATCGATGAAGTCAAATGCAATCGGAATGATTCCAGTTACAGATGGATCAGGACACTTAACTGTGCAAATATCAGTAGTAGTTGCTCCCACAACTCTTTGTAGAATAATAGTACCATTAGTATTATTAGATCCTGTTACAGATCCTAATAGAACACTGATTCTGGTTTTAGTAAAGGTACTAACTTGAATAGTTGCATTAAAGATACCGTTAGTATCTTCAAAAATAGGATCCGAGGGGGAGTCTGCAGATAGATTTCCTGTGTTGTTTACAAAAGCAGAATTAGGGGCACTAATCTTAAGTGGAGGAGATGCATCAACCCATGCTGCAGGATTAGATCCATTGTCATAGTAGACTTTCAAGCGACCCGAATCACTCTCCCACCACATATCTCCACTGGTGGCTCCAGACGGTGGATTGTCGCTTACTTCGACATTTGCTCCGCCACCTTCGCCCCAAACCAATTGTCCAGAACCATCAGTTTGTAGAGATTGACCTGCACTTCCATCAGACGTTACAAACTTAACAACACCATTTAATCTTCCTAAATTATCAACAGTGAATGTAGAGTT